GAAGAGTAACGCCGGAGTAATTTCTACTTTCAGTTAGCGCTTCGTCTTTATCATTTGCAACATCTGTTCTTTCTTTTTTTGCAGCCATTTGGACTAATAAAGAAGCCATGTACATAGGTCCAGACCCTCCAGCTTGTTGCTTAACCAAGGTAGGATGGAGTGCACCAGGATCAGCATATGTATGATTACTACATATAATAGTAGTACCAGTAACGGCTGCCTTATATGTAATAATACGCATCATGGATTTAAGCTGTTTAGCTCGGAGACCCATGTCCATGGCTCCTTTATTAGCCTCAGCGTCAGCAATTTCTTTTGATGACGCCAGGTTACCTAAGGAGTCTATAGATATAATAAATTTACCGCGAAGTTCAGGTTCCTTTTCTACTTCATCTAAAAAAGCCATAATTTGATTACGGCAATTTTCAACAGTATCTACAGGAACATACTTTACATTACTAACATCTAAGCCAACATTCTCAGCACCTTCTTTTTCAATAGCGACCTCAGTATCAAATATTATAGGAATCATTCCCTTCTCTTGAGCTTTAGCGAGAATTTTATTTAAGATAAAAGTCTTACCACATTGAGCTTCGCCTGCAAAGATTGTTATTCTACCTTTAGGAACACCACCATATAGAGAGCCAGATAGAATAGAATTTAAAACTAGACACCCAGTGTCAATCCATTCAGTTACGTTACTTAATGTATTTTCCTCTAGAGTTGTCGCGTGTGAATTTAGCTTTTGTAATTTTGCAAAAGCTTTGTCAGCTAAAGATGACATACTAGTATCAGTCTTCGAACAGTGTTACTTCTGGTACCTCTTCCGGGAGTGTTTCCACCACTGGTTCAGGATTCTGCTCTTCTTTAGTGTTGATCTTTGCAGCGTAATGCTCTAAAAGCTTACCGGAGATATTTATTAATACCTCTACAAATTGTGAATTGTCGTAAGAAAAGATCGGTTGTTTTCCATCAGAGAATTCTGTAAAAAATAACGGCATAACATCAACTTTCATGTTTGCGGCATCGTTTGGTGTCACCATAATCATCGCCGGTGACTTAACCTTAATTCCGTTATCAGTACGCTCTTCTAACTCTCCAAAGCACGTCCTACCAATACTATCAATATATGTGATAATGTCCATGTGAGTATTATAGAGTGTAGAAATTAATTTGCAACTTATGATTTAAAGAAATCAAATAAATCTAAATTTACAGCTTGACCTGGTTTAAATGTCTTCCAATCCACGTTTTCATAGAAGCGATCAATAACACTATAAACAATTTTGTCGAACATTTTTTCGTAGTCTACTTTAAAGTCTTGTTTAAATTCTGGTGGTAAATCATATTTAAAACCAAGCGAGTTTAAGCCAAACTTATTAGGTATAGTATAAAAGTAACGTATTTTATCACCAGAACTAATATATTCATGCTGTTTAGAAATACCATAATGATCTAAAAGTTTATTATAATATATAGAGGACTTAACATGAATCGGTGTTCCTTTTTTGACCATCCAGTCTCTAGAATGTATGCTATATTTTTCATAATTCTTAACACCCATTACAAATGCAATATCTCTTATAGGTAGTGACTTAAAAATATCATACGTCTCTTCGAAAATTTCATTCGTAGTATTTTGATTTTCAGTCATAATCATGTGCTCGATAATTTTCTTCACGAACGGCTTAATTGCATTAGGCATAGTGGTTCGGACCACTTCTACTCCAGTGTATTTAAATTTGTTACAAACAACTCCTTCATCGTCAAGCTTATGCAAGACATATCGTTTCTTTTGTAAAAAGATACCTTTATCACAAATAGACTCTCGCTTAAAAACAAACCTAGGATCCTTAGTTAACAAGGTATCCCTTGCCCATTTTTCGATATGAACGTTTAAATCGTCTTCAATGTCTTGTACTAGTTTATATACTCTGTCATCTATTTTATTGTCTTTGTGTAGCGGAATGTTTAAATGTTTAAGTATTGGAGTAATTGTACAATATGAACTATCTGTGTCGTTATATATGATAGGGTCGTTGTTATCTAGGTCTTTATCTGTTAACCCTGTTATCTTCTTTACATAGTTTCTGAGAATAATATTGCTTTGTTTGATCACATCTCGACCTGTTAGTGTGATTGATCTTGCAATGTCACCATCACCCATTTGAGATATTTTATTACCAAAATAGCCATAGATCCTGTTAATAAGAATTTTTAAAGTAAATTGACCAATCCACAGCTGATCTATTTTAAATTTGGTGTCTTTTATATTTTTTTCTAAATTTGCGCGGGTCTTACTATTGTTTTCTTTTTCTAATTTTACTTCTAATTGATGTAATTCTTCGCGAGCATCTGTCCATCTTTGCTTTTTCTTGGCCCGGATGGCATAGAAGTGATCTGTAATTCTAGGGAAGATTCCTTTAGTTTTTTGTGAGAATAACTTTTTAGCTCTTGTTACTGCAATTTGATTTTTCTCACACCATTTATTAAAATCTTTGTAAGACATCTCAATATCTTTATTATTAACTGTCTTTACAAAGACCTTACCATTATCTGTACCAACGATACTACCAACCTTGGTTTCTGGGCTTAGGTTGAGTGTTACCATCACACTAGGGTACAGTGAATTTGCGTCAAAAGATATAATATTTTCCTGGAAACCGCGTTGTGGCTCTCCAACATATGCTCCCTCATATTTTTCAGATTGACTAGTATCTTTTACAAATGTTGGTATAACTCTAGGTGGGTCTAGCTTTCGCGCTTCAACAATTGCTCTACCGTTTACAGTGCTAATTGTACCTAAAGATGCATTAAATGGTGTTAATCCAATATAAGACAACATGCGAGCAAGATCCATGTACATAAGTTTCTCTTCCAGTCGGACAAGTAATCTAACGTCATGTATATTGTAGTCAACAAACTTGTCCCAATCCTCTAAAGACAGTGTAGCAAGGTTAGTTTCTCCTATGTCTACCTTGTTCTCTCCTAGTTCTATATGCGCTATGTTATCTAGCTTATAACTGTCTCTCATGCCCATGCTGAAGGTTTTATAGACATCTAAATAATCAAGCATTGATACACCTTCTACTACATATTTTGTAGTAGTCATGCCAAAATTACCACGATATACTCTCTGGTAAATTGGCTTCATAATTTCATCATGTACTGGAGAAAATAGTCTTGTAGCGTCTTCTCCTAAGAGATTTCTAACTCGATTTATTACATACGGGACATCAAAAATCTCACTATTCCACCCTGATAAAATATCTGGACGATCTTGGACATAAAAGTCTAAAAACCGTTGCAGTAAGTCAGTTTCGTTTCGACAATGAACATATACAACGTCGTCCGACTTCGGTGTATATGCATTAATTCCCCACGTATAATACAGTTGTTTTATAGTATCATACACAGTGATAACATTTATCATGTGACTTGCTTCTTCTGGTTTCGGGAACTCATCCGGGGAGTATGTTTCAATATCAAAGAACCATATCTTAAGCGGAAATTTAGTAAAATCGTCAGATTCATTTACCTGCCAAAACCTATCTACAAGAAATTGCTGGTACGGGGTAATGTTTTCGTAAACTTTAGGATCGTTTAAGTCTTCAATTTTCTTACGACGATCTAAATTACTATTTGCAAATACTTTTCTAAGCTTAGTACCGTATAAAGATATACCATCATGTCTATTTGAGTTTGTTTCATGATAAAAATAGGGCTGATACGGACAGTCAGTTTCAATTCTTTCACCGTTTTCGTCCCATGTGTAGAGCCGCATGACTCGTTGATTGGGTATGTAAGCTAGATTCCTATACACTGATATAAGTATAAGAGAAATTTAAAAATAAATCAACTGATTCCGTTTTGGAGATTGATTAATTTGCGGCCTTTATCTGCATACGGTAAAGAATAAAGCTCTAGGTAAAAATCAATATTAGTCTCCATCCATCGCTTATCCATATATGTTCTAGCTCTCTTAACCTCTTTTATATATTTCTTATAATCGCTAGTTAGATAGGTTATTTTATCAATTAATTCATCCCCAGTTTTAAACTTATGAAACGCAGTATCATATGTACATAGGTCTTGACAAATGCTAGGGATACCAAACGCACATGCTTCAATAAATTTTAAATCACTCTTTGCTTTATTAAAATTACTATCTTCTAACGGTGCATAAAAAACTGTTGCATTAAGTTTGCTAATAGCTTTTGGATAATCTACTAGATTACTCCATTCATGATATTCAATTTTCTTTTGGGAGACTAAATCTCGCAAACTGAGAGGAAATCCCCCAACAAATACCCATTGAAACTTGTCTACAGTTTTCCGTATTACATCATTAACATGAAAAAAATCATCTTTTTGTTTTATGTTGTTTTCAATGTCAAAATGAGCGCCACTACCGCAATAAACTACTCGTGGTTTGCTTTTAAACTTTTGATAGTTTTCTTTAATTTTGTCAAAATCGTAATATCTATCCATCCAGAGCCTAGGAATAAAATTAGGTATAACTGTAACGTTTTTATTACCAGTTTTCTCTATATAATACTCCTTCATGAAGTTATTTGTAACTGTAATCTCGTCACAAATTTGCATAATTTCCATACTTGTTTGTCTGATACTAGGATCTTCAAATGCAAATCTAAATTTATTATAAAACGGAATATCTTCTTTAAAAATAAGATCGTCTATTTCATAGATAATCTTAAAACCACACTCTCCTTGTATTTGTTTGAGCCATTTAATATAGT